TGGGGACTTATCTCAGTCGTTAAAGAGGATACTGTGCTTGACATTGCTCCTTTGAATCAAATCAAAGTGTTAGCATATAAAGATAAAGGGGATTGGGTATTGGAGCAGAAATACAATATCGGCAAGAAAACTAAACCCCAAGAAGAAGCAACTAAATAAGACTGAGACTCCTTTCGTGCGGTCTCTACAAAAGTCGGAACTTACAAGAGGGTGCTTGACACCCTCTTTTTTTATGTTATAATATCTGTGTAGTTGGAAAGGAGTTACTCCCTTTCCTTTTACAATGTTCAATTACAATAAGTTTTTATGACGAACCTCATGAANCTTGTTAAGATCATTGACCTCTATGAAGATAGGGTCAGTGAAAACAGAAAAAACAAGCTATCAGGATTCCCAATAACGGGATCTATCCCATTTGGTACTCATTTATTAGAAGATCTAGTAAAAGAGTACATTACAAATCCAAATTTCGATTGGAGACAACCATATGTGTGTGCTGTAAAAGCAAATGCCACATATTCTGCACCTGTATATAACAGACCATTTGAAATTGATCTCAATAGATGTGAAAGATATGTAGAAGACGAAGGTGCTTTCTCATATGTTTTAGCGGGAACAGGATCAGGTTATGTAAGACCTAATGGTGAGTTTGTAAGTACGCAAGGTGGACACAGAACCACAGAAGCATATGCAGTAACATTAAACCCAGAGGTTAGACTCTTGGTTAATGTAAAATTTCATGACCCTAATTCTACCAATGAACAAATCGTTGAGTTAGAAGCAAAGGATCATCACGTAGATGCTGCAAAAAGAAATCCTCAAAATACTGAGCACAAATTTAGATCAGCGTATAGATCTAATGAAGACTGGGCAATTAAGTTATACAATTACTTAGAACCCTTTAACATCAGTGTTGCAGGAACTTTAGAAGGAGCATACTTCTCTCTTCCATCTCATTCATACATGTCTACTGCTATAAAATTAGCAGGAGAAGGAACTGTTTCAAGATACTTGGATTGTTTCACTAAAAACAAATGTGAAAAAGAAATTTATGGAAGTGCTGTTGTAGCAGGGTCTTTATTTCTAAAAGGATTCTCTGAGTATATCGCTAAAGTTGATGAAGACAATAACATTGATTCATTCGACCTAATGATGAAATATTATTTTACTGAGTATGGTGAAAGGTACAAAGAACTTGATCCAGATGCAAGAAACCTTACACAATCTGATCTTGTGCAGGGTGGTAGTCTTTACAAAGGAAATGAACCTGCTGTTGCAAGATTTGTTTTCTTGTATAATGATTTTGTCAGAATCAAAAGATTTAAAATCAGTGGTAGACAAAAAACTGCTATTCCATTTGACGGTGCAGAGGATAAGGGTTGGAATACATTCCTTTCCACAGCACATCCTCTAATGAAACCCGCACTTGGACAACTGGCAACCACCAAGTTTTTCTGATAACCGAATAAAAAACTACGGGGTTCCTACCCCGTTTTTTATGTTTTGTGCTATAAATATATCGGATGCCTTCGGGGTCCACAAAACACAAACTCGCTTTTAAAGGAGCTAAGAATCATGGGAAACCTTGCACGGTACACTGCTGCTGACCTGCCTGCACTGATGGAACGCATAAATAAGAATAGCATTGGAATGGACGAATACTTCGATAGGTTGTTTAATCTCCACGAAACAACGAAGAATTATCCTCCATTTAATCTAGTTACGGTCAGTGAATTAGAATCGAAACTAGAACTTGCGCTTGCAGGATTTAAAAAGAAAGAAGTAAATGTCTACACACAGGACGGAAAACTTTTTGTCGAAGGACAAAAAGAGGATGCCGAATCAGAAACCACTTATGTCCACAGAGGAATGGCTCAACGATCTTTCACCAGAACTTGGACATTGGCAGAAGAAACGGAAGTTAGATCAGTTGTATTTGAGGATGGGTTACTAAGTATTGTTCTTGGTAGGATTGTTCCTGAACATCATCAAAAGAAGGTTTGGTTCTAAATACTTTTGGGTGAACCTCAAATATCGTCGTCGCAGAGGGGCAACTGGCACAATCCAGTGACAACCCCTCTTTTTTATGCTATAATAAATGGGAAGTATGAAAAAATTATGACTGTAAAACTTGCCGTTCTTAAATCTGGCGAAGATATTATCTCTGATATGCAAGAGATGGTCATCGAGAAAGACGAAGGAGAAAAAGTAATTGGATATATTTTCAAAAGACCATGTGTCGTAAAACTTGAAAATAAAGAAAACCTTTCTGACCTACAAGGAAACAAATCTTTTGAGATTAGTATGTTCCCTTGGATTCCACTGTCAGCAGATCAGGATGTTCCTGTTTCTGCAGATTGGGTTATTACATTGGTAGAACCTGTAGAAAAATTAAAAACTATGTACGAAAAAGGAGTTTTAAACAATGGAAAAGCAGATAAAACTTTTAGTGATGATGAACAAACAGATTCTAGTGACGGAGATTGAAGAAATTGGTTCTGAAATGGGAGAACCAGATTGTAAACTGACAGAACCTTTTCTTATTAATCAAGACAAAACTCTTTCTCCTTGGTTAGTTGAACATACTAGTCAAAATGTTTATATGATACATTCTGACAAAATTTTAACCATCTGTGATCCCAAACCAACACTACTAGAAAAATATCAAAACCTGACTAAGTAATGCGTTTCTACACTAATGTGCAAATGATCGGGAATCAATTTCTGGTTCGTGGTTATGATAATGGTAAACAAGTTACCTTTAAAGAAGAGTTTTCTCCAACCTTGTTTGTTCCGTCAAAGAAGAAAACAAAGTATAAAACTCTTGAAGGTGAATATGTAGAATCAATTCGACCTGGAAGTATTCGTGACTGCAGGGAGTTTTATAAAACATATAAAGATGTAGATGGGTTTAAGATCTACGGTAATGATAGGTATGTCTGTCAGTATATTTCTGATAAGTATCCTGAAGATGAAATCAAGTTTGATATTAGTCACATCAAACTGATAACTCTTGATATTGAGACGACTGCCGAGTATGGTTTCCCAGATGTAAAGTCTGCTGAAGAAGAGATCCTTGCTATCACGATTCAAGACTATACGTCAAAAGAGATTATTACTTGGGGCGTTAAACCTTTTATCAACAAGCAAAAGAATGTAACTTATCATTACTGCCCTAGTGAGCATCATCTTCTGAGTCACTTTATTAATTATTGGATGGTAAACGTTCCTGATGTTGTCACGGGATGGAACATTCAGTTTTTCGATATTCCATACATCTGCAAGCGCCTCAACAGGGTGCTTGGAGAGAAGTTGATGAAGCGTTTCTCCAACTGGGGTCTTGTGACTGAAGGAGAGTTGTTTATTAAGGGACGTGAGCACGTTGTATTTGATATTGGCGGACTGACCCAACTTGACTACCTTGACCTCTACAAGAAGTTCACCTACAAGGCACAGGAGTCTTATCGTCTGGACTATATCGCTGAGGTAGAACTGGGTCAGAAGAAACTGGACCACTCTGAGTTTGATACTTTTAAAGACTTCTACACTCATGGTTGGCAGAAGTTTATTGAATATAACATCGTTGATGTGGAACTTGTTGACCGTCTGGAAGACAAGATGAAACTGATTGAACTTGCACTGACGATGGCATATGACGCCAAGGTCAACTTTGCAGACGTGTTCTATCAGGTTCGTATGTGGGATAATATCATTTACAACTATCTTAAGAAGCGTGATATTGTTATTCCCCCTAAGGTTCGTTCAGACAAGGACGAAAAGTATGCTGGTGCCTATGTGAAGGAACCCAAACCTGGTGTGTATGACTGGGTTGTGAGTTTTGACTTGAACTCTCTGTATCCTCACCTGATTATGCAATATAACATTTCACCCGAAACTCTGTTGGAAGATCGACATCCTAGCGTTTCTGTGAATAAAATTCTCAACCAAGAGACTAACTTTGAGTTGTATAAAGACAACTCAGTATGTGCAAATGGTGCAATGTTCCGAAAGGACATAAAAGGATTTCTTCCTGAACTGATGGAGAAGATGTATGGGGATCGAGTTGTATTCAAGAAAAGAATGCTTGAAGCCAAGCAGCAGTATGAGAAGAATCCTACCAAATCACTTGAAAAAGAAATCGCACGTTGTAACAACATTCAAATGGCAAAAAAGATTTCTCTTAACTCTGCTTATGGTGCTATTGGTAACCAATATTTCCGCTATTACAAACTAGAAAACGCTGAGGCAATTACACTTTCTGGTCAAGTTTCTATTCGTTGGATTGAAATTCGAGTTAATACTTATCTAAATAATCTGTTAAAAACAGAAGGTGTAGATTATGTCATCGCATCTGACACCGATTCAATATATCTTAACTTTGGACCTATTGTTGATAAATTTTTTGGTGATAAAGTTGACGACAAGAGCAAAATTGTTTCGATCATTGACAAAATTTGTCAGGATAAGTTGGAACCGTTCATTGAATCCTCTTATCAAAACCTTGCGGATTACGTCAATGCGTATGAACAGAAAATGCAAATGAAGCGTGAGAATATCGCTGACCGTGGTATATGGACTGCAAAGAAGCGATACATTCTCAACGTATGGAATAGTGAAGGAGTTCAATATTCTGAACCAAAATTAAAGGTTATGGGTATTGAATCTGTGAAGTCATCTACTCCTGCTCCTTGTCGAAAGATGCTAAAGGATGCATTTAAGATTCTGATGACTGGAACCGAAGATGAGGTTCAAAAATATATTGAACAGTGTCGTTATGACTTCCGAAAACTTCCTCCAGAGCAAATCTCATTCCCCAGAGGTGTTTCTGATGTTGATAAGTATAAATCTACGAGCAACATCTACTCAAAAGGAACTCCTATTCACGCTAGAGGAGCACTTCTCTTTAATTATTATGTAAAGAAGGCAAAACTTACGGATAAATATTCACTTATTCAAAGTGGCGAAAAAATTAAATTTTGTTATTTGAAAAAACCAAACCCCATCCATGAGAATGTTATTTCATTTATCCAAGATTTTCCTATGGAACTTGGGTTTGACAAATATGTAGACTATGAACTACAATTTGACAAAGCATTTCTTGAACCACTCAAGATTATTCTTGATTCTATTGGCTGGAGTGTCGAAAAAACTGTAAATCTTGATTCATTTTTCTCTTAATGGACTTTCTTAAAGATATTGTAAAAGAAATTGGTGATGACTATACCAAATTGGCAGCAGACATTGACGACACTGAAACATACGTTGACACTGGTTCGTTCATCTTTAATGCTCTTGTATCTGGGTCTATCCGTGGTGGTGTATCTGGCAATAAAATCACTGCAATTGCTGGCGAAAGTTCTACTGGAAAGACTTTCTTTGCACTCGCAGTGGTCAAGAACTTCTTGGATACTAATCCCGATGCATATTGCCTTTATTTTGATACTGAGGCAGCAGTTAATAAGTCACTACTAGTAAGTCGTGGAATCGATCTGAATCGTCTTGTTGTAGTAAATGTAGTTACTGTCGAAGAGTTTCGTAGCAAGGCACTCAAAGCAGTGGACATGTATCAAAAAACACCTGAGGAAGATCGCAAACCCTGCATGTTTGTGCTAGACTCTTTAGGAATGCTTTCGACTGAGAAAGAGATTACTGATGCACTCAACGAAAAACTGGTTCGTGATATGACAAAATCGCAACTAATCAAGGGTGCCTTCAGAATGTTGACACTCAAGTTAGGGCAGGCTAAAATTCCAATGATCGTTACCAACCATACTTATGATGTTATCGGCTCTTATGTTCCTACTAAAGAGAT